GCTGTTTAGCGAAGTGCTCTCAAAGGACGGGTTACTCCTTCCCGAACCGTGTGTAACATGTGTCAGCGTATTAAGGCAAGTTCTGTACTTGTTTTACAAGTACGAATTACCCTATACTGATGAACAAGCACAACAAGTCATCTCTAAGTTCGAAAGAACCGAGAGTGACCTATCAACAAACGGAGAGCTGTCCATTCGACTCAAGAGTCTTATGTGCAGCTCTACCGCTTATGGCCGTGGATTCAATGGCACTTATAATAAGTCGCCATCTCAGTCCACTGTCACACGAGAAGCAAAAATACTCCTTTCGGATGTCTTTGCTTACTTCGACCCAAAAGACATCGTCCCCCGTCACGGTCCCGGTGCCGTTGCCACCCGGCAAAGGCTCTGGGATAAGTTTCGGTGGACGAATGTTTCAGATCGTATCACAACTCTGTATCCTTATGACGAATATTTTTGTTCGTCGCTTGGGTCAGTATGTGATAACTACACAACCTTTTCAAAGGTTGCTGGTATGGATCTTCCGGCACGGGTAATACTCGTACCGAAGGATTCACGTGGCCCCCGTCTGATCTCTTGCGAACCCGTTGATTTTCAATGGATTCAGCAAGGATTAGGTAGGGCTATTGTTGAGTTAGTGGAATCCAACGTGGACACCATGTTCAACGTTCATTTCACTTCACAAGACGCAAACCGATTCGGGGCCCTGTTGGGCTCGAATAACGGCAAATACGCGACCTTAGACCTTAATGAGGCCTCTGATCGCGTTAGTCTTGAGTTAGTGCGCCTACTCTTCCCGCCTCACATATGTGAGTACCTCGAAGCGTGTAGGAGTTTATCAACAGAGCTGCCAAACGGTAAGGTTTTAACGCTTAATAAGTTCGCACCAATGGGAAGTTGTTTATGCTTCCCTATATTGGCGCTTACGGTTTGGGCTATCCTTACTGCAGCAGCTCCTGACTCAGATACTCGCGAGAGTATCTTAGTGTATGGTGATGACGTCATCGTCCCCACGGCTTACGCCGCGAATGCGATGGAACAGCTCGAATCATTTGGTTTAAAAATAAACCGTGATAAGAGTTGCACCAGTGGACTCTTTAGAGAGTCTTGTGGCATGGATGCCTTCAAAGGCGTAAATGTCACCCCGGTTCGTTTACGAACCGTCTGGTCATCAACACCCAGTCCCGACGTTTATACTAGTTGGATCGCTTATGCGAACTCCTTCTATGATAAACGGTACTACCACGTCTACGATGCAATCGTAGCGAGATTACGCGCCATTTATGGCGCCATCCCGGGCGACGACATGAATCTTTCATGTCCTAGCCTTCGCGAAGTACTACTCGACGATAGACCCAAACGTCGGCGTATGAATAAGAGTTTGCAAAAACTCCAATTCAACGTTTACGACGTTAAGTCTCCGTTGATCCATCACGTCTCTGACGGTTGGTCGATGCTCCTTCGGTATTTTACCGAAGCTGCTACAACCTCCCGCCCGAGCGGCGACGAACAGCGTCGAGATGTGGCTAGCCCCCCATATGGGGAGCTCCCTGCATTTAGTGTCGGCTCATACACGGATCGACGTTCCAGCATGCTGGTACGTAGATGGCGATGAACTGAAAACAAGTTTGTTACTTGTTTACATGGACTAGGGGGTATGCAGAGG